ATGAACATATTCTATCTCGACAGCGACCCCAAGCGATGCGCTGAGATGCACTGCGACAAACACGTTGTCAAAATGATCTTGGAGTATGCGCAGTTGTTGTCTACCGCCCACCATGAGATCGACGGGCAGCCTAGTATCGAGTGCTATAAACCGACGCACCGAAACCATCCGTCGGCTATCTGGGCTAGGGCAAATCGCAGCAATTACAATTGGTTATACCTGCTTCTTAAAGACCTATGTTCAGAGTACACGTTCCGATACGGCAAGATCCACAAGACAGAGGAGTGTGGCATTGTGCGTGGTCTTAGCCATCCTCCCTATGAACTGCCTTCGGGTGACTTCTTCGACCCGCCGCAATGTATGCCTGACTATTGCAAAGAGGTCGATGCTGTGATAGGCTATAGAAACTATTATATCAGAGAGAAATCGTATATGGCACGATGGAAGAACACCTATGTACCAATTTGGTACAAGATTGGTCTAGCAGCTGAGGAAAGGGAAACAGCATGACCACCTACCGATGGGATTACCGCGAGAACGTAACTTTAGAGGAGTTTATCAAACGCATAGCACCAATGATCAGAGGACCAGTCACCAATCTGTGGGAGATGGAGGGCGATATGTTTATGTCTGACTTCTCGAAGCTCTCCGAAGCAGCAAACCGACTTCAGAATTTAGTCAACGAGATAGGAGAAAAAGGGTGATCACGATCTCTGTCTATGGCCCTTGGGGAGCCGCCGGACATCAAAGCCAGGTATGCGACGGCCAGCATTCTGAAGACAGGAAGGGTGGTGTTTAACATTAAAGGGAACGACTACCGCCTGGTTACACAGGTGAATTATGCAGCCGGGATTATCCGAATCCGTTGGGTCGGAACCCACGCCGAATACGACAAGATCAATGCGGAGACAGTATGATGGTTAAACTTATCAAATCCGAAAGAGATTATCAGGAGACGCTTGCTCGCATTGATGAACTTATAGATGCCGAGGAGGGGACGCCCGAAGCTGATGAATTGGAAGTGCTGGCTACGCTAGCTGAAATTTATGAGAAGACTGCATTTCCAATCGACCTACCTGATCCGGTCGAAGCAATTAAGTTTCGCATGGATCAGATGGAAATGCGTCAGGCCGACTTGATCCCATTCATTGGCAGCCGAAGCCGGGTCTCTGACACTGCTCTGGTCTTTGGCAATGCTCTAGTCTCTGGCAATGCTTGGGTCTTTGACAATGCTCAGGTCTTTGACAATGCTCAGGTCTTTGACAATGCTAGGGTCTTTGGCAATGCTCGGGTCTCTGGCACCGCTCGGGTCTATGGCGATGCTCTAGTCTCTGGCAATGCTTGGGTCTTTGACAATGCTCAGGTCTTTGACAATGCTCAGGTCTTTGACAATGCTCAGGTCTTTGGCAATGCTCGGGTCTCTGGCACCGCTCGGGTCTATGGCGATGCTCTTGCAGACGAGATCAGGGCCGAGAATGACAGGGAGAAACAGAAAGATGAATAGAGACAAATGTTTAGAACAGGCGCAGCAGTTAATCAACGGAGATCGCAAAAGCGATTACGGAGACGCCTACTTAAACCACCTGCGGATCGCAGACCTATGGACCATCTATCTGTCCCGGTCAGCGGCTATAGAGTTGTCCCCGACAGATGTGGCTGTTATGATGATGCTGCTTAAGATCGCGAGAGTTATGAACCAGCACAAGGACGACAGCTACGTTGACATTTGTGGATACGCCGCTCTAGCAGCAGAGATGTCTCAAAATGATTAGTGACCTGGAAATTCTTTTGCTAGTCTTTTTTGCTGCGGTGATGCTAATACCTAACTTACGGAGATAGCGTTGGGCATGACGTTGGAAGAACACATAGAACAATTTTATATGGATATCTTGATCAATGAAGGCATTGGAGAAGACACCATCGAGTGGTTCAAGGAGATGGCCGAGATCAACCATCGCACTTTGTCCTACTTTGTAATCGCTGCGATGCAGGAGTTTCGCATCTCGCTGGACCAAGACCCCAGTTTTCTTGTCGAGTTGGAAGACGAAGAGGAGGCATCGGTACATTGAGCGAGCCAGTCAAAATACACCAGCCCTGCCCCGATTGCGGGTCCAGCGATGCTATGAGTGAGTACGACGACGGGCACACATACTGCTTCAGCTGTCAAGCATATAACATGGAAAACACCGTGGAACATATAGACAACTACCGACCAGATGATAAGAATTGGTCTGACCGTGGGATCAGTAAGGCGGTCACTAGGTTCTACGATGTTATCGTCACCGATTCCGCTGTCAGTTTTCCGTATTACGACAGCGATGGTCTGCGGCAAGCTGCCAAGGTTCGCTCAGTCGGTAAGGTATTCAGCACCAATGGAGACTTCAAAAATTGTACGCTATTTGGGACGCACACACTGAGCAAGACAATCGGGGAGAAGTCCTCGACTCTGATCGTAACCGAGGGAGAAGCGGACGCGCTCGCTGCGTTTCAGATGGCCAACGCAATCTCTCACGAGGCCGAGAGCATCGCTAATCGTCCTGCCCCTGTGGTCTATGCCCTGTCGATCAAGAGCGGACAGGCGAGCGCAGAGCGGGACTTCAAGAACAATCTCGAACTGCTGGAGAAATTCGACAAGATTTATATCTGCTTCGACAACGAGCCACAGGCACAAGATTCAGCTGTGCGCTGCGCCAAGCTACTGAAACCCGGCAAGGCGTTCATCGTCAGCCTAGACCTGAAGGATGCGTGCGAATACACAGCGGCTCGTCGTGATAGTATGTTCCGGGCGTGCTTAAAGAACGCAACGTGCTATACTCCCTCTGGTATCAAGAACGCAGCCTCTGACTTCGATGGCCTCTGGTCCGAGCAGAACCTCGCGAGCATGAACTTTCCGTTCGCTGGTCTTCAGTCTAAGACACTCGGCACTCGCAGCCGAGAGATCGTAACGTGGGCAGCTGGCACTGGTGTCGGAAAGTCTAGTCTTCTCAGGGAGTTGCAGCATTATTACCTGAAGACAACAGACCAGAACATCGGGATCATTGCCCTCGAAGAGTCGGTCGATAGAACTCGCCGTGGTATCCTGGCGGTCGAAGCAAATGATCGACTGCACCTGAACGAAGTATTCAGTAAGTATTCGAAAGAACAGATTCAGGAATACTTCGACAACACCTTGGCCACCGGACGGGTCTATATCTATGACCATTTTGGTAGCCTTGAGATGGACGACCTACTGGATCGAGTGCGGTATATGGTCCTTGGTCTGGAGTGCAAAACGATCTTCATAGATCATCTGAGTATTCTGGTCAGTGGTCTGGATGTCAGCGACGAGCGGAAAGCTATTGACAGGACGATGACACTTCTGCGACAATTAACTGAAGAGACCGGCTGTGCTATCCATCTTGTCACCCATCTGCGCCGCCTTGGTAGCGACCGTTCTCACGAGGAGGGCGTTGAGGTCAATCTAGGGCATCTCCGTGGATCACATGGCATCGCCCAGATCAGCGACACCGTGGTCAGCATGGAGCGGAACACGCAGAGCGACGATCCGATAGAGTGCAATACGACGACTCTCCGGGTTCTCAAGTGTCGCTATACCGGAGACGTTGGAGTAGCTGACCGGCTGTTCTATGATAAGTCAACTGGACGATTGAGTGCACTGGAGGAGGAGTTTTAATGGCACGCAATAAGGAAGAGAGGTTTGAGCACAGCACAAAGGCAAAGCGCCGCCGAAAGCCGAGACCATTTAATCATACAAAAAATTTATCAAAACGATCTCCGTTTTTCGGTATGAAAAAAAAGAAGAGAGGACAAGGCTGATGTCAGTTGCATTGATCGACCACATGGGCAGCGATTTGACTGTGGTCAACGCTGCTCGCGTGAGCTTCAGCAAGGTTCATATCTACTTCGAGGAGAACGACGAGAAGCTGATTAAGTATCTAGCGGAGCACCAACACTGGTCCCCCTTTGCCCACACCAGCTTACAGTTTCATATCAGGGCACCGATCTTCGTAGCCCGACAGCTGGCGAAGCATCAGGTGGGTCTGGTATGGAACGAAGTGAGCCGCAGGTATGTGAGCGAGGACCCTGACATATGGGACCCGGACTTGTGGAGAGAGGCAGCGGAAGACAAGAAGCAAGGCTCGAAGATGACTGAGGTTAAGAGCAATAGAGTGGTCTCTCATATATATCGAGACGCCACGCGCCATGCTCTCGACGCATACAAGAGAATGGTCGAGCTAGGCGTCTGTCCGGAGCAAGCGAGGGCCGTGCTGCCATTGTCCGCATATACTGAATGGTACTGGACCGGCTCCTTGTACGCCTTCAGCCGGGTCTGTAAGCTTCGGCTCGCTGAGGATGCACAGTTCGAGACCCGAGTGATAGCCAAGAAGATCGCAGACCGTTGCAACGAAGAGTTTCCAATCAGCTGGAGATACCTGTGACCACTGTCGTCATCGACATCGAGACCGACGCCATCGACGCAACGATGATCCATTGTTTATGCAGCTTGGACCTCGACACTGGAGAGGAGAAGACTTTCTTCGACAATTCAGCTTCGGACTATATCAAGAAGTTCGACAAAGTCGTCGCCCACAATGGAATCGGATTCGACTTCCCTGTGCTCGCTAGGCTCTGGGGGTTGCACCTTAACTTCGACCAGATCGTTGATACCTATGTGATGTCGATGCTGTTTAACCCTGCGATAGAGAAGGGTCATAGCCTGAAGGTATGGGGTCAGCGGTTGGCCTTGCACAAAACTGAATACGAAGGAGGCTTCGACCAGCTGAGCGACGAGATGGTTGACTATTGTGCCCAAGATGTT